TGGGGCGTAAATTAACAGATTTACAAATAAAATTATAGGAGGAAGTGCTTATGAAACATGCATTTCTATCGGTCATCATTTCAGTCGTGACCACTCTGTTGGCGTACTTGTGTAAGTACGTTTGTAGAGGCAAAACAATGACTGAGCCCTTAATCTTGTGGGAAAACAAGAAATATCAATTGCTCTTTGAGCAAAAGGAGGTGTCAATGGTATGACACAAAATCAAGTAGCGTATTGGAATCTGCAAGAAACCAAGCGCTCAAATTTAGCACAGGAGGAGCTTAAAGGTCAACAGAACCAAGAGACTGAGCGTTCAAACCGTGCTAATGAGGGTATCAAACAGGGTACTCTCGAAGAAACTATGCGGGCTAACCGCGCAAATGAGAGTATCAAACAGAGTACTCTCGAAGAATCAATCCGCCACAACCAAGCAGATGAAGGAATCAGGGCGTCCAGTGCCGTAACAGGTGGCATTAGAGACGTGTCTTCTGCTCTATTTGGTAAAGGTGGATTATTCGGACTCTTCAGCTAGGAGGTAAAATATGAAGAAAGAGTCAAGCAAATCCTTCCCCAAGTCGCATCAAGGGAGGTCGTCCAATAAGGGCGGTTACAAGAAACAAGACAGAGATTTCAGAGACAAAGACTTTGAATCTGGTGCATCTAAGAGGGGTGTTCCTGGTAAGGAGAAGTGTTCTTCTAGGTCCATGATTGGACAGGCTGATTTTCCCGATCATAATGATTGGTCGTGGTATGCACCCTCGGAATTGGTTGCTAAGCAGATCGCAAATGTACCTTTCAACGTATTAGCGGGTACACCGATAAAAGCATCAGTCCATCTTAGATATGATCCTTCACTTGTGTCTGGTCTGAAAGACCAGCTGTTCGTGGGTAACAATGCTAGTATTATGGGAGCTAGACTCCTGTATCTGCCTAGTTTTGGTATTTCCACTACTGTGTTGGATGGTCTGTCTATGGCTGCGAACCAGCTTTATGCTTACGTCCGGAAGTCGAATAGTGGTGCTAAGGTGTATGAGGCACCTGATCTCATGATGACGGTTCTTGCTATTCAAGAAGCGYATCGTGTGCTCTTTGAAATTCGCAGAGCCATAACTTTCGCTAACTATTGGAATTTCTGGAATAAATACTTGCCCAAACAGGTATTTGAACAGTTGTTGGCTATTGACTTTGATGATCTTATGTCCAACAAAGCTAACTATTGTGCGCAATTCAACTTGATGGCGCAGAAGATCAATACCTTCGCATTGCCTAAATACTTCAAGTCTATCTTGCGCATGGCATATGTGTCGTCTAATATTTTCATGGATTCCGATGCTGTTACGGGGCAGATGTATGCTTTCGTATCCAGTGGGTACTATAGATACTCTGCGACTACTTCCGAATCTGGCACATCCCTTGTCTATCGTGATTGGCCAGTAGGAGCAGCTATGCCTCGGAAACTGAATAGATTGTTTACTGTTCTTAGGGAATTGTTGGATGCAATCTATGGCGACGCAGATGCACAAACAATGTTTGGTGATATCTATAAAGCTTTCGGGTCTGACGGGCTTTACAGTATTGCWGAGATCTCTGTTGATGAGACAAGTACTCCCGTCTTCGACGTGGATATTCTTGCCCAGATTGAGAATTGCACGATCTTAGAAGCAAACGCAGGTTTGGCGTGGACATTGGATAGTTGCAATGTCACACAGTCTAAGGGTCAGGTACTTTTGTGGCAACCTACGGGTACCATAACGTCAAGCGATAACACTGAACACATCGCTGGTGATATCGCTGTAGCCCTTGGAGATCGTGTATTAAATTCCCATATCATGGAGCCGCAGTATAGTGACGTGCTGGAGTGGACACGTTTAATGGCTACCATCGAGTTCGATAAGGCCAGTGTCACTTCTAGTGAAAAGGTAACCTTTAAGGTAACCAGTTGTGGGGCGGAATTAATCCGGAATGTGTTGTACTTCAAGAATGTTTGGAACGACGCAGCGGAGGATGCTTCTCAGAGAGTTATCACTTACTTCTCTCATTTTAGTCAGATCACTGTCACAAATGCAACAGACGATCCTACTTCAGCGTACGGACTCATGAGCAATACCCTTGACTTCACGCAGTTGGATTGGCATCCCATTATATATGTCACGGAGACTTCTGTGCATAATGTTGCGAACCTCAATTCGATATTGATTGGCGGTGATTTAAAGCGGCCCACAGTTATTACTACGGATGTAGTAAAGCGCATTAATAGTGCAGCGAATTATGCGTTGTATTACAGTGCTAATTTACTCAGCAATATCTCCACATAGTGGATAGACACAAAGTTAGTGTATAAAACTGGTGTGGAGTGGATTAT